CGGTTGTTGCGAATAACTTCGATGTAAATATAGATTTGGTTGTTGATGCAAGTTTAGAATCTAAATCCATATCACTAGATGTATTTCCTATCTCTATTAGTTTAGATGGTGAAGTAAACATTAGTATGCAATCCAAAGCAATATCGGTTGTTGCAAATAACTTCAACTTGGATATTGATACACCTGTTACCGCAGATTTAGATTCTAAAACAATATCGTTGACCACTAATAATTTCACAGTAGACCTAGATAATGAAGTCACGGTAAATTTAGAATCTAAATCAGTTTCATTATCTGCTTTTGCTTTTACTGTAGATGTAGATTCTTCTGTTGTTGCAGATATGAATTTAGGTACTGTTTCAATTGTTGGTTTCGATTGGACTATAGATTTTGATGCAGTAGTTAATGCAGAGCTTCAAGCTAAAGCAATATCGGTTGTCACTAATAACTTCGATGTAGAAATTAATTCAATTGTCCTAGCCAATATGCAGTTAGGAAATATCTCACTACAGGTTTTCGATTTTAGCTCAGACATAGATGTTCCAGTTACAGCAAACATGAATTTTTCTACAATGAGTTTAGATTCTTTCAATATGAATGTGGCTTTTGAACTGAAACTATATAACTTCATTACGATAGATAAAAAAGTTCAAGCACCTAGAATAAATAGAGATTCAGGAATGAACATAAACATGAACAGGAATAAAAAGGTAACTATTGATATTTAATATTTGTTTTACTTATGGTTTGAATACATAGATAATATGTTCTAATTTCTATTGTTCACGCAACATTAAATATGAGAATAGCTAAAAAAAATGTGGAATGTGATGGAGTGTTTAGCTATAACACTGATAATAATATATGCTTTAATTTACATATTAACTTCTATAATAGAAAGTAAAAGGAAACAAAAACGTGAAAGATACTATAATGCACTTACTATCGGATGCGGTTCAATCGCCAAAAGTTGCGGTAGCTGTCTCCACTGTAACGACAGGATCAGGACTAGGTACTTTTCTTAACTTGATTCCTGCGGATATAGGTAAACTGGCAACAGTAGTAGGTTTGATTCTCTCCACTATATTGATAATAACGCACTTGGTTAAATCATACAGGGATGGAAAAAAACACAAGGTTGAAATGGAAATTTTAAAGAGAACACTTGAAGGAACAAGAAAGATTCATAATATAAAAGAACGTGTTACAGATTGATACTGTTGCAATAATGTGATATATCAACGATAATAGATTAACAAAGGAATTCCAATGTCAAAACAAATTAAAATTATGACCAGAAAAGCTAAGGTTGCTGAAACCAGATTAGGCGCATCTTTTGTTCCTGATTCTTTAGATAAAGAAGCTAGAACTGTTGAAGTAGTATTTACAACTGGTCAAGGCGGTAAGCGTTATGATTGGATGAACGATATTGAATATATAGAAGAATTAGAAGTAACTCCACAGGCTGTTAGAACGGCTAGATTAGATAAAGGATTATCTATTATTGATAACCATCGAACTTACGAAGGTATTGATAATGTTTTTGGTGTTACTGGTGATTACCGATTTGAAGATGGTAAATTAATCGGTACTTGTCACTTTGCAACTGATGAAAAATCTAATGAGAGATTTCAAAAAGTTGCAGATGGAATTTTACGCCATGTGTCCGTTGGATATAAGGTTCATAAATACTTGAAAGAACGTGGTGCGAATCCTGATGATTTATATATTTATAGAGCAGTTGACTATGAAATTACTGAATTATCTTTTGTTCCAGTTTCATTTGAGGATAGCAACGGTGTTCGTGCTGAACAACGTAATTTAAACGAAGTCAATATAGAGGATTATCTAATGACTAAAGAACAACTCGCTCGACTACGGGCATTACAAGGTTCAGCAAATCGAACGGCTGATGAAAATCAAGAGCTAATCAGTTTGCTTGAAATGCAAAACAGAAGTTTTTCTTCTGGTGAACCAACTCCTGCAACTCCACCTGCACCTGTAGTATCTCCTGAACCTACTCGTTCAATTGCAACTCCACCTGCACCTGAACCTGTTGTTAATTTAACAGAAGTTCGTTCTAATACTCGCGCTGAACTTCAACCAATGTTGGACGCGGCTTCTTCTGTTAGCGTTCAATCAGAATTCGCAACTCGCGCTTTCAACGATGGAAAATCTATTGACGAATTTAGAACAATGCTTCTTGGTGAAATTGCGAATAAAGATAGTAAACAAATTATCTCTGTTGCAGGTACAGCATTGAATTCTGATGAACGATCAGATCAGAAAGCAAATTTAGTTGATAACGCAACTGCGGCTCTCCAATATCGTTGTGGTCAACAGATTGAATTGAACGATGGTATTCGTCAATTTTCTGGAATGACTTTATTTGATATGGGTAGAGATTTCCTAGAAGCTTCTGGGACAAATACTCGCGGAATGTCAAGACAAGCTCTTGCAATTCGAGCGTTCCATTCTACTTCTGATTTCCCTTTGATTCTTGAAAATGTTATGAATAAGAATCTTCAAACTGCTTATACTGAAACTGCTCAAACTTTTAAAGATTTGGGTCGTAGAAGTTCAGTAAATGATTTCAGAGAGAAACACGTTTATTCTCTTGGTGATGCTCCTAACCTACTACCCCTCTCTGAGTCAGGTGAGTACAAAGCAGGAACATTCGGTGAAGGTAAGGAAAAGTATTCTATCGCTACCTACGCTCGTAAGATTGCTCTTACTAGACAGATGTTAATCAACGATGATATGAGTGCATTAGATCGTCTACCTGCAATGTTTGGTGCGGCAGGTTCACGATTAGAATCTAATATCGTTTGGGGTCTAATCCTTGGTTATGATTTCATTAAGAACGTAGCGGCTGTTCATTTAATGGAAGATGGATTACCATTATTTGATGCAGTTCATGGAAATTTATTGACAGGTGCAGGTTCAGCGTTTAGTGAAACTTCACTTTCTGATTTACGTCAGCTAGGAAGAAAAACTAAAACTCTTGATGGCAACTTTATGAATATTAATATTCGTAATCTTGTTCTTCCTTATGAGTTAGAAACTACCGCAGAGAAAATTTTAACTCAAAACTTTACTGCGATATCTGCGGCAACAACTAATCCTTTCACTAATAAGTTTGTTGCGCGTGTTGAACCTCGTTTGAGCCAAGTTAGTACAACTGCTTGGTATGGTTTCTCTAACGAAGCTGACACTTTTGAATATGCTTACTTAGCAGGTGAAGAAGAAATGATGGTTGAGACTAACACGCTTACAGATGTTGACGGTATGGAAGTTAAAGTTCGTAAAGACTTCGGTGCAGGTTTCATTGATCATCGTGCAATGTTTAAAGCTGACGGTGCATAAATAACTTTGGTACGGGGGAACTCGTACCACTGTTTTTATTTTTTAATTATTATTTTTTAATTTCATTAGAGGAAAAATCAATGAAAAATTTTATACAAGAAGGTAGAACTCTAACCTTAATCTCTCCTAGTGGTGGAGTCGTTTCAGGTGACATTGCTATCGTAGGTTCTATTTATGCCGTTGCTTCAACTACTAAAGCAGTAGGTGAAGAATTTGAAGGTAACACTAGCGGAGTCTATGAGTTCGCTAAAACAGGTGCTAACGCACCCACGCAAGGTGATGTTGCATATTGGGATGATACAGCGAAAGAAGTTACTACAACTTCTACCTCTAACACTCTCGTAGGTCATTTCACTAAAGCTTATATCAATGGTGATACGAAAGCCGAAGTTAGACTTTCTGCACAGTAAGATATGAGTTTTAAAGACACAATCAAATCTGCATCTAAGATGGTTAATTCTATCTTAGGTGACAGGTGCGATTACAGACACAAAGACGGTTCTTTTACCTACGATATTATGATTACAATTAATCATAATAAAGAAGTTAAAGGGGATTTTGGAATACTTGCAGGTTACAACATTGAAGCAACTATTCTAAAATCTGATATTGAAAAAATATCAGTTGACGAATCATTCATAGATGAAAATGGATCTGAATGGCGAATAGTCCAGATAGCTAAATCTACCACTTCAAAATGGTATGTAGATTTGATGGATATTACCAATGGCTAATTACGATATTAAAAACCTTTCAGGGTTGATTGATAAAATTAGCAGTATGCCTAAACTAACAGACAAGGTAGCAAGTAATGTTTTGAACAGAGCTTCTACTTTCGCTATAAGAAAATCAGTTGATGAAATAATATCAACTAACAACTTGAAAAAGAATTATGTTGAGAGTAAGTTTAAAAAGGTAAGCAGGGCTTCACCTAACAACCTGAGAACGATTATCTCTGCAAATGATAGAAGAACCTTACTTGCTAGATACCCTCACTCTAAAACGTCTGACGGTGTTTCAGTAAGTGTTAAAAGAGGTGTCAGTAGAGTTATTAGAAGAGGTTTCATTGTAACTAATTTAAAAGGAAGTTCAGCAACAGGTGTAGCAATACCTAATGAAGATTTTGTTAGTTATTTACAAACAAGTAATACAAGGTCAAAATTAAGAAGTGCAAAACTAAGCAGAGCTAGAACTAAACTTAAAGATAAACCTAAAGGTTGGACAGTTTTACATGGTGCAAGTATTAACCAAATGTTTACAAATGTGAGACAAGACATTAAACGACCTTTAGCTACATTTATGATTAAAGAATTTTTTAAAGAGTTTAAAAGTAAAGTATAATGGCTACTAAAATAGATTTGATAATAGACAATGAAATTAGTGTTAAACTAAATAATATAACTATTGCGAATGGATATACTTCTGATACTACGGTTTTAGATGGTTACTTGATTCATTATGCAAATGATTTAATGACAGGTGTAGACGGTTTAAGTTTTCCTTGTGTTGCGGTTCAACCTGAAAGCGATTCATTAGATTTATCTGCAAGTGGAATTAAAGCTAAATCAAGTTACAAGATGAAAATCATAGGTGCGGTTGCGGCTAATGATAGAAATTTAATACGTTCAAAATTAAACGAGCTTCTTTTGGACGTAAGAAAAGCATTAACAATAAACACTTTTGTTAATAAATCACTGGCAACTGATTTGACGTTAGGAGGTGCAACTTTTTCACTTCCTGAAAAATATGAACAGTATGCTTATTTTGAAATGCAAGTAACGATAAACTATATAGAGAGTTTTGAATAATGTTAAAAATAACCCCAATGAATAATAATTGTGTCTTAAAATTAATTAAGAACAATGAGAAGATAGGAAGTATTATAATCGCTGATGTTGCTAAGGAGAAATCAACTTTAGCAGAGGTAATGATACCACCTAGATACAGTTATTCGCCTAACGGTGAATTAAAAGATTCTGTACTTAAAACTGGCATGAAGGTAAGATTACCAACAGGTCAGGTGGGTACTGGAATGCCAGAAGCACCCGAAGGGGAAACTTGGTTGTGTGTACCCGAAGATTTAATTTACTATACTATAGAGGAAAAAGAACATGAGTAATAAAAAAGATAAACCTGATTCACCAGAATTGCCATCTGCGAATCCTAATGAAGTCAGAGTTGAGTTTTCTCAACCTTGTATCTTCTCTGGAAAAGAGATTAAAAAAGGCGATAAATTAACAGTAACCAAGAATGTGGCAAAGCACTTAGCTAGTCGCAAGCTTATCAAAAAATAGGAGTGAATTATCATGGGCGATAAGTCATATATCGGTAAAGGAAGAATTTATATTAAAGAAGTAGGTGCGGCAAGTGCAACTTTACCTTTTGGTAATTGTGATGCTCTATCTTTTGCAATCAATGAAGATAAGAAAGAACAGAAAGATTATCAGGATCAAGGTGGTGGAACGGTGAACACTGTTTCTATTATTGATTCTATAGTAGGTTCTTTATCATCATTAGAATTAACCAAGGAATCATTAGCTGTTGCATTACGTGGTTTAATAAACACTAATGCTACTGCGGCTGTTGCGGCTGAATCTCACACAGGTTATCTAGGCGGTTTTATTCGATTGAATAATATCCCAAGACTATCTGTTGCTATGACAGTGACAGATACAGGTGCAGTTACTACTTACACCGAAGGAACAGATTACACAGTAGGTAATACTGGTATTAATTTGTTAGTTGGCGGAACAATGGTAGATGCGGCAGAAGTATTGATTTCTTATACCTCAGAAGATAGTTATAATGTTCAAGGAATAACTACTTCGGTTAAAGAATATGAATTAATCTTTGACGGATTGAATGAAGCTGATACAGGTAGTCCAGTTTCAGTAGTTTGCCACAAAGTTAAATTTAGTCCTACTTCTGCATTAGAATTAATTAGTGCTGATTTCGCAAAACTTCCATTCACTTTTGATGTATTAAAAGACTCTACCAAGGTTGGTGTTGGCGAATCTAAATACTTCTTAATTGAACAGGCGGCATAGAGATTAAAATTAATTAACCTCGTTGTTAAATTGAAAAGGGGTATTAGCGTACCCCTTTTTTTATGGAGAAAAAGAAATGCCTTTAGATCAAGAAACAATAGACCTCACTATAAAAGCTACAAATTTAACTACAAAAGAGTTAAAGAAAGCGTCTAAAGATTTAAAAAATGTAGGTGATGAAGCTATACGAGCAGATGAAAAATTAGAAAAATTAACAGTAGAGAGACAACAATTAGAAAGGTTTGTTGAGTTAAAAAATAATATAAAGAAAACAATCACCGAAATAGATAAAGCTGAAACAGCTAATAAAAGATACTCCAAATCAATAAAAGAATCAGGTAAACAAACTGCGGCTCAGACTCGTAAACTACAAAGTAATAAACGAGAACTTAAAGACTTAAACACAAGTTTAAGAAAATCTAAAAAAGAACAAGATGAAATAGGTGAATCTCTAAAGAGTTCAGGCATAGGCATAGTTAAATATAATCAATCCCTAACTAGGTTGAATCAGAAATATAAAGAATCGAGTTCAGAAGTAAAAAAGTTAAATAGGGTTTACAGAAAGCAGGAAGAAGTTTTAGATAAAGCGCAAATCAAAGATAAAGAAGCTATTGAATCTAAAAACAAATTAATCAACTCACTTCAAGAAGAAGCTATTGAAATTAATCAATTAATTGATGTTCAAAGAAAAGAACATGAGATTAATCAAAAACTACTTAGAGATTCCAACGAACAATTTTTCGCTTCTGAAAAACTTGCACAACAGAAAGCGAAAGAAGCGAAAATATCTTCTTCCTTGGCTAAACAGAATAGAGATATTCAAAACGCTAAGAAGCGACAAGTTGAGATTGATAAACAGGCTATTGCTCAAGCTAAAGAAGAAGCAAAGGTAAAAGAGAGTCTTAGGAAAAGATTACAAGATTATAACAGAGAAATCATTAAGTCTAATGCTCAAAAAGAAAAACAGATATTATTAGATAAACAATCTGCGGTTGAATCAGAAAGATTAAACAAGCTAAGAAGTAAGGAAGCTAAGATAGCCAAAAGTTTATCTGCTCAACTTGAAATATCAAACAGAAGAAAGAAGCGACAAATTGAAGTTGATAAACAAGCTAGGATAGAGAGCGATAAATTAAATAAATCTCATACGAAAGCAATCATAGAAAACAAAAAGCTGAATGCTGAAAAAGAAAAACAAATAAGAACAGATAAAGAAAGCCTAGTTGAAAGTAATCGTGTAATTGTTGCTACGAGAAAGTATGAAAAAGAATTAAAGAAATTAAACCTTCAATTAAAGAAAGGTAAGATATCCCATGACCAATTTATTAAATCTGAAAGAAGATTAAGAAAGGAGTTAAAGCTTACTGAGAAGCAAGCCAAGAAAACAGGTATTGCTTTAAATAAGGTGAACCACAAGAAAGCATCTAGGTCTACTGACTTATTAACGAAAACAACTAGAAGGTTAGCTCAAGCTTATACCGTTTTAATTGCGGCTCAAACTGCGGCGGCGGCTGTTGGGGAATCTGTTAAAAGCTATGGTGAACTTGAATCAGCTATGGTTAAAGTTGAAAAGACTACTGATTTAACTAAACAACAATTAGTTGAATTAACAGATCAATTTATAAAAATGTCATCTAAATCAACTCCTACTGCAACTAATGAGTTATTACGTTTTGCAGAAGTGGCAGGACAATTAGGTGCTGAAAGTACAGAGGACATTTTAAGAATTGCTTCTGCCGCAGATGCGCTTGCAGTTTCTACCGATTTAGCAGGTGATGAAGCAGTAACTTTATTAACTAGAATGTTACAAATGACAGGTGAAGGAATCCCTGCAATTGGAAATTTAGCTTCTTCTATGGTTGAGCTAGGTAACAATACAGCCGCAACGGAAAGCGAAATTGCCCAAATGACGAAGGACATAATTACAGGAACTTCTTCAATTAAATTAAGTACAGCCGCCGCCGCAGGTTTCGGTGCTACGTTAAAAGAAATGGGTCAAGCAGGTGAAAGGTCTAGGTCTAGTTTATTTAAGCTGTCACAAGCAATTAAGGATGCTTCTGTCAACGGTGGTAAACAATTAGAACAACTATCTCGAATCACTGGTAAAACTGGTGATCAAATCGAAAGAGATTTAGGTGAGAAGCCAGAAAGGGTTTTATTGGCTTTTGTTAAAGGTTTAAAGAAAGTAAAAGATGAAGGTGGTCTAGTATCAGAGACATTAACTGAATTTGGAATAACAGGTGTTGAAGCTACAAGTGTAATCGAAGTATTAGCTGATAAATCAGAAAGACTAGAAAGAAATATTAAACTTTCTAATGATGCTTTTAAAGATGGAACAAAACATTTATTAGAAGCAACGAAAGCTTATGCAACTCAAGATGCTCAGATTGGTAGATTAATAAATAGGTTTACTCAACTGAAAACAGCAGTAGGTGAAGCACTTGCAGATGAAACTTCCGATTCAGTTGAGTTTTTAAATACTAAGCTTGAAGAATCAGAAGTATTCGTACAGGAGTTGGCTAATAGTTTTGGTGAAATGATTAAAGGACTTGGGGAAGCGTTCACCTCTCTGGATGAATCAATAAATGGAACAGGCAATGTCATTAGTGCAATGGGTACACAAGTAAGAATATTATTTAATGGAATACAAACTAGTTTCAGATTAATAAATATATCCATAGTAGGTTTAAGAGCCGCAATGGTGCAGTTACAAATTTCATGGAATGAATTCTTTAATGATGATGGTGCAGTAAGGAGAAGGAAAGAAGAATTAAAAGATTTACGAGCAGAATTCAAAAGACTGAATGACGGTATCAGACAAGATAGTGAAGATATGGTAGAAGCACTATCTGATTTTGAAGGTAAATCTTCGTCCACTTATAGGAATTTAATTCAAGCAACAACTAAGTATTCTTTAGTTGTTGATAAACTTTCTGACAAGGAAAAAATACAATTAGAACAAGCTAAAAAATCATTTGCGCAAGGTGAAGAATCTACTAAATTGTATATAAAACTAACTGCTAGACTAGTTCAATTAAACAATCAGAGAAAAGCAGAAATTGAATTAATTAAGAAAACAACAGAACAAAGAGAAAAAGATAACGAAGCTATCCGTAAAACAAATGAAGATTTAAAGAAAGTAACTAATCTGATAAACCAACAAGGTATAACTGTTGAAGGTTTGAAAGACAGGTTAGTTTTGTTAAATACTGAATATGAATTAACAGGTGCGGTTGCTTCTCAATTTGCAAACGATCAGAAAAGATTAGCTAATGAATTGGAAAAATCTGAAAAATCTTATGGTGAAATCGCAGAAAAATTAAGAATATTAACGGCTGAATTTAATGCAGGTGGAACAGATATTAAAAAATATCTGGAAGAGCAAATAAAATTAGAGGAACAGCTTTCAGATATAGCAGATGAAATGGTAAAAACAGGAGAAGCTATTGATAAAAATTCACAAGCAATGGTAAAAGGTGGAGAAGCCACTAAGAAATATAACAGGGAAATTGCGATTACTGAAACAGCAATAGAGCAATTAACGGAAACTCAGAATAAAGGTAATAAAACTATATCTGAATCAATCGTTAAAACTGATCTGTTAATTGAAACCTACGGACATAATGCAGAAGCTATTTTAACTCTGGTGAATGCTCAACAAGATTTAGAGCAAAGTAAAGATAAGTTAGAAAAAAGATTAAGCCAACTAACTGTTAAAAATAAAGAATACGAAACTACTCTTTTAGAGTTACAAAAGGTAACTGAACAACTCGCTCAAACTGAAAGTGACTTGAAAACTATAAGGGAATTAGAAAACTTAACCTTACAAGAATTGATAGTTGTTCAAAGAGAACATAACAAGGAATTAGAGTTAATTAATCTCTCTTATGAAAAAGGACAGATTACCTTGGCTCAACGTGACGAGCAATTAGGTAAACTTAAATTTAAAACTGATTTCTTGAATGAAGCAATCGGAGAAAACACAGACGAAGTTGGAGAAAACACAGAAGCATTAGAAGAAAACAATGCGGAAAAAGAAAAAGCTATCGAATACACTAGTTCCTTGTTGGTCGCTCAAAATAAATTAACCGAAGAATTTAATTTCAGTAGTGAAACCATAGAAGATTTAAATAAAAGGTACAAAGAATTAGATAGTCAGATAATTACTGTAACTAGTTCTACAGGTGATTGGTGGAGACAATCTAATGTAATTAATAATCAAGCTGTTAGAAGGGAACAGGCTATTATTAAAGAAACAATTGCGTTAAGGGAACTTCAAGAGCAAGTAGAATCTGGGTCGCTTTCCTTGGCTGAATTAGAGAAAGCATCCAAACGTGCTGAATTTTCTTTCAGGAACTTAGGGGATCAGCAGTTAGATCCTTTACGTGATGCAATCAAAGAAGCTAGGGAAGAATTTCAAGATTTACAAGATACTATAAATGATTCATTTAATGATGTTGAAGATCGTTTAGATGCTATACTTGGAAACGAAAAAGATATCGTTAAAAGAAAATTTGAAAGAGAAATGCAGGAACTTTTAGATTTATTAGAACAGGCTCAAAGTTCAGGGGATAGAGGTTTAATAAATAAAATAAACGAAGCGATTAGAAAATTAGAACAGGCTCAAAAGTTAGAATTTAAAGAACAATTCGGGGAATCAAATTCTAAGAGAAGTTCCAATTCCAACAATGATGTAGATGCTAGTTCAACAAGTTCTAATAGAAACGTAACTGTTACATTAAACTTAAACGGTAATACAACTAGTTTTGATTTTGCTAATCAAAATAGTGCAGACGCTTTTATAGCATCAATGGAAGCATTAGGTGAAATAAACTCAGAAGGTATAGGATAATGACTTTAGACGATGGTACAACAACAATAACGCTTCCCGATTCGTTAGAATGGGTAGATGAATTCCAGTGGTCAGATGTTAAACAGAATATCACTAAAACAATTGGAGGCGGATTAGTGGTAGAAGAGACTCTCGTTGTTGCAGGTCAACCGATAACATTGGTTTCAGGTGAAAAAGTGTGGGTACTTAAAAGTGTCTTAGATGCGCTCCTAGCCTTGATTAACCAAGTAGATAAAACTTATACTCTCACTATGCCAGATTTAAGCACTTATACGGTAATATTTGACAGAACTTCTGGTTCACCTTATGATGCGAAACCAGTTTGGCGAAAAGACACTCATTTAGGTGAAGATTATTTTACGCTAACCCTCAGACTGATAAAGGTTTAATACAATGACAATTCTACAGAACGATATAAAAGTTTACCAATCTCAAGATAATACAGATAACGATTCAGGTGGAGGAAGCAGAACTTCGGTAGAAATTGTTGATGGAGATATTAATAATTTATTTCCTGATATCTCTCGAATAGACACTGTTTCAGGTGATGTAGGATTACGCAAAGTTTTCCCTACAGTCGTAACCACTAATAGAGATTTATATTATGGTGCTCATGCCATAATAAGAAAAATACCCACCGATCCAAATGTTTCCAGTTTACTTTTTTACACAGATAGTCCTACCGATATTAGATCGGAAGCACAGGCATTAATAGAATCTTATGTCATAACTTCTTATGAAGAAGAATTCTATTTATTTGGTAATCATGTTCAAGGTTCTAAAGCAGTAACTTTTTTACAGAGAACAACTTCTATACCTCCTGTAATTGGGGAAGTCTACGCTTTAATAGAGCACACAGGGGAAGAACAATTTATCAGGATTTCTAGTGTAGATTTAACTGAGGTAATTTTAAGTCACAGTGTCAACGGTAATATAACCGATTACACCAGAAGAAGAATTATTTGTGAAATAGAACAACCTTTAGATTTTCCGTTTACCGGATCTGAATTTAATCCAGTAGGTCAGTTAGTAGATACTGCAACAACTTATGCCACTCAGGTTGCAAATGCCAGTAAGTTTTATGGAACTAAACCTTTGTCTGAAAATGCATTAACTGGATCTAGTGTAATCAATGTAGATAGTATTTATGAACAAATAGTTCCTGCAAGTTCAAAACAAACACCGATAGTTGATAATTCCGCATTAACTCAAGGTGAAGGTTTATTACCCACTGGTTATTTTGTTAGTGAAGTCATTAGTACAACTCAACCAAATGGAAATATAGGAACTGCAATTGTTCCTAACAGTCTGACTAGACTTTTTACTACTGATTATATAGATGATGGAACAGGGAATATAAAACAAGTATCAACTGGTGAGATTAAAGGTCAAATAAATTATAAAACAGGTGAATTAAGCGGTTTAGATATACCTTCTGTATCTAGTATCACAATAGATTATGAAAAGGCAATTGTTTTTAATTCAGATATAAAATTCACTGAAAGTAAAAAAATAACTTCTGGTAATCAAGGGTTAGTATATGTGGAAAATATCGCAGGTATACCTAGTGCTTCTGATTTTTATGTAGATTATCGAAGTAATGGAAAATGGTATCGAATGGTTTCAAATGGTGACGGTACTATTGGAAACAACCCAAGTATAGGAGCAGGGCAAATAAATGAAAACGGTGATGGCACAGCGTCTATATCTTTAACTTTAGGTTCTTTACCAGATATAGATAGCACTTTAATATTGTCATGGGGTGGAGCCGATATTGTTCAATCAATAGTTAGTACAAATGTATCGCCTGATCAAGATACAAGAAAATATATGAAAATTTCTTTAGGTCAAGTCAACATTGATCCTACCAGTTTTTCAATGGTAATTAATAGACCTAACGATGGAGGAAGTCACACTGTAACAAGTAATAGTATTGGTGAGCTTTCTGACACTGCACCTAATGCTAAATTATTAGGTCAATTAGATTTCATAAATGGTGAATTATTTATAACCAATGAAGTTGCCACTAATAATGACAGATTAGATCCTATTGGCTCAGCCAACGATGTAGTTATAGATTTCGATTATTCTTCTGCGGGAACAGGTGATGTAGGTGAAATTAAAAGTATTGTTGCAAGTAGGACACCTACGGGATTAGAGACAGCTTTCGGTGCTGAGAACTTTTCTTCTGGAACTTTACAAGTATTGATTGGCGAAAATGTTTTACCTGAATCAGTAAGAATAGAATTATATTTAAGCACATATCACCCTACTGGTGTTTTTGTAGGATTTAGTTCAAGGAGTGTGGCAAGTATAATAGTCTTAACTGTAAACAACGCTAATCAGTTAATTAAAGTCGGCTCTCAAGAAGTTTATGGTACAGTAAATTCAAGTGGTCAAATTGATTTTACTTTTCCTGAAAGAACAGTTTATGTTCCTGCTCACTGGGTTTCACCTGATCTAACTATACCTGAATCCACTTATCAAGCAAAACTCGGAGTGTATGTTAATGACCATTTGGATCAAGATAACATGACCATCTCTTATCAAACTGCAAAAGATTTAACACCATCGGGTGTACATAATATTACTGATAAAGTTGAAAATATTTTTTCATATGGTGTACACGTTGTTCCAGATGTAGTTGGTGATGTTAATTTTACATTTTTAAACGGTGTAGCATTATATAGTTTGTTAGGAAACGTATATAGAGCAAGCGATCAGTTTCAAGTGGGGACTATAAATTATTTATCCGGTGAAATGGAAATGAATTATTTTGACGATCCAGAAAATTTCGATTTAGATTTTCAAGTTTTAAATCATGTTAATCCTAAAAATGCTGAAATAGTAAATGGTGAAATCTTTGGACAAACAATAAATGCTTTAACATTTAGAACCAGTGGAAATAAATTAACACCTTCAAGTTTTCAAGTTAGGTATGAAACTATTAACGGTTCTTTTTCAGCAACTAGTGATGCAAATGGTGTTTTAACTGGTACAGATTTACACGTAGATAGTTACGTTGATTCAGATTCAGGTGTAGCTTTTTTATATTTCACAGAAGAAGTAATGCCAGAGTCAATAAGATATGATGCGGTTGCTGAATCTTCTTTACCTTTAGATCCGGAATTATTAGGCTTGAACACAGTTCGTCTGCCTGTAGATGGTAGAGTCCCAATTTACGATGCAGGTAGGCATTTAGTTATATTCAATGAAGTGACGACTCCTACAACTAACCCTACGCCTTTAGCAGACGATGTTGAAACCTTGGCTCGTTCAGGGCAGGCATACATGGAAGTTATAGACGTTAATGGGAAAAGATTAAATCCTACTGAATATACTTTAGATAAAAATGCAGGAACAGTAACTTTTGTTAATCCTTTAACTTTAGAAGATAAATATGGGAATGTTCTAACTGCTCCTTTTTCAGTTGTAGATAGAGTTGAAGATATGTTGTTGGCTACAGATGTAAGTATTACCGGATCGATTACTTTGTCAGGAGTATTAACCAATGACTACGATAGCGGTATCAGTTATTGTGCTTCAAGTTTAGTATGGGGTGATACAGGATCAAGAATTTATAACATTTTCTCACAAGAAATTTGGAATAATTCCAATCCTGTTTGGCAAGATTCTTTAGACGGTGATCCAACTACTTCCCAATTTGATGATATTAATTACCCTGTTCAAATTGATAATCAATCTAGCACTTCTGGTAGATGGGCTATCATATTTACAAACGCTACCACAGTCACAGTTGCACATGAGGTTTTAGGTGTCGTTGAAACAGGAATAAGTATTTCTGTAGACGATGTTGCACCGATTAATCCTGCAACTGGTAATCCTTATTTCACAATGGATAGAAATGGTTTCGGTGCAGGTTGGATAACCAATAATGTTATCAGGTTTAACACTGATTCAGGTGATAATAATATGTGGGTAATAAGAACCGTTAAATCAGGTGCATTACAAGAAAATACAGATAACATTGTTTTAGAAATAAGAGGGGATGCCAACTAATGACTACTAGATTATATAAGTGGGACGATGTAAGTGCCCCTTCTCACAGTGGAACAGGGTTAGGGCAAATTTTAAATATTTTAAGAGCGTGTCTTGTAACGGGTTATGGAACCAGAACTGCGGCAGGGTGGACTAATCCTTATTTAGATTTACCGAATAATGTTGGCGTGTTTCAGGGGTTGGCTGGTACTGGTGATTTATTTAGAATAGACGATAATATAAATTATGAATATTCTAAAATTACAGGTTTTTCTACAATGTCTGATGTTGATACGGGAACAGAGGAATACCCTAAAGTACCGGACGATGTTTCTAGCACTAACTGGATTCAACCTAACAGAGATTCATCTAATGTTTCATACGATCCTTGGTATGTAATTGCCTCTGAGGAATTTTGTTACTTCATAAGTCACGGTGCGTCAAGTGAAAGAGCTTGTTTCTTTTTCGGTGAATATGAAAAAATAACACCTTCCGCAACTGTTCCTAACTATTGTATCAGTGCATCTAGGGGAACTAGTGTAACATCTACTACGGTGGGGGACGGGGTTTATAATTTAGCTGATTTATATCAAAGACGGAACCATTGGAACGATGTTCAAAGAAATACTTTATTGTCACTACGTTACGATGTGAATGAATTTCAACAACCTAACCCTCTCGATGGTAAATTTTATTTCCAACGAGTTAAAATTTCAAATCACAATAATTTACCTTATGTTTTATGGGGGCATATGCCTGATTTAATTAATATGTATGATGGAGGATCAGAAGATCATTTTTCAGAATTCAGTTATTTAACCATCGAAGGTGAAAATTATTTAGTGGTGAAAAGTGGTTTCGGAACAATTTGGGCGCATAGGTACGATTCAGATGTCGGTTGATACTTTATTAAATTTTAATGGTGTTGATGGATCATCTGTTTTTACAGATGATGGATTAGATCCTTTAGTGTTTTCTGTACTCGAAGGAACACCTGTTCTAACAACTTCTGAACAAAAATTTGGTACAGCTAGTTTATCTATAGACGGCATAAGTTCTATAGAAAGTCCTAATATAAATATAGCAAATGATTGGACTATAGAGTGTTGGTTTAAAACAAATTCTGTACCTGCTAACGGGGTATATGCAGTAATAATTAATACGAGTTTAAATACTATAAGTGGAATATCTCTGAGAGGTGATGCAAGTGGAACAGTGGATTTAACATTGTCCACTGAATTCAGTTCAGGTCAGGTTCAACCTATAGGTAAAGTAGAGTTAAACGTATGGAACCATGTTGCACTAGTTAAAAAGGGTAATTATTTTAACTGCGTCTATAACGGTCTACCTACAGGTGAATCTGTTCTTGCGGTTAGCGGAGCCACCTTTGGTTTGGAAAAAATAATACTTGGTTCTTCTGCATTTGGTGACCAAAATTTTACAGGGTTTATAGATGGGTTCAGGTTCACTAAAGATGAAATTTTATATAACATACTAACTAGACCTTCTGATGTTCCTGTTTCTGAATTAGATACAACAACTGTTCAACCTCCTGTTTTACCTACAGCTCATTCATTATTCACAGATGAAATTAAAAATTCAGACACCTCTGTAAACAGTATTTTTACACTCGAAGGTTCTACAATTTTAGGAGGGACTGGTAGTGGGGCACCTGTTGAACCCCCTGCAACTACAACAAATATGATTTCTGGAAATGTTAAAAAACTAGGATTACCTTTCGGTGCTAATGTTGTTTGTATATCTCTTGGTGTTAATGCAAAAGTTGTTGGTACTGGTGCAAGTGATGAAATTACAGGTGATTATTCAATCGATATTTATCCTCATACAGAAGAAGTTTTAATTTATGTTGCTCCTGAATACGGAACCTCTTTTACTCCTAGTTCGTTTGTTGGTTTAGATCAAATAATTCACCCAACAATTCCCAATAGGTATGTTTATATTTGTACTGTTGCAGGAACTACAGGTGGAGTTGAACCAACTTGGGGTATTCAGGGTTTGATTAATTCAGGGAGTTCAACCTTTAATACTTTACCGTTGCATAGACCTTTGATGAACGGTTTTATTAAACCTGTTATAACACCGATTTAATTATGACTGAATTAATAGTATCTGGTTTAAGTTCTTTCCATGAGAAAGCAGAAGTAGTTGATTCTAATATTACTGAAATTTCTTGGAATGAATATTTCATCTTAAATGTTGGTTTGAAAATACCTATTGAAAAAGCTGATATAATTAATGTTTCTGAATTAATTTCTTGGGGTCAACACGAACTTTTGGACGTTTCTGATTCATTAATTCATAGAGACAATTTTAATAAATTAACAGTTCCAGTTTTAGGTATTAGATCAGGGACTCAC